GAAAAAATATGTTCCGCTGGAATCCATCGTGCCGGAAATCTATGGAGCGATAGCAAAGCGGCAGAATGGAGAACTCTACACAACGGGAGCACAGAGAACCGGATGCAGCATGTGCGGTTTTGGCATCCATTTGGAGCAGCGGCCGCACCGGTTTGACAAGCTCCGGGAGCGCAACCCGAAAGAATGGGAATTCTGGATGTATCGCTGCTGCACAGATCCAAACACTGGCGAAAAATATGGCTGGGGAAGGGTGCTGGACTATATCGGCGTGGAGTGGGAGGACATTCCGGCGGTGCAGATGAATTTGGAGGATTTTCTGAAATGAAAGAGTTGATTATAGATTGCTTTGCAGGCGGGGGCGGTGCCTCCGTTGGCATTGAGATGGCACTGGGGCAGCCTGTAGATATAGCGATCAACCACGACCCGGACGCCATCCTGATGCACAAAACCAACCACCCGAACACACTGCATCTGACCGAGGATATTTTCAAGGTCAACCTGCGGAAATACGTCAAAGATCAGCATGTGGCATTGATGTGGGCAAGCCCGGACTGTACG